ACCGTCGCCTCCTCTCCTAGTCTCTTTGTCGGGTCAAACTCCGTCCCCTCCTCAAAACCTCTGTAATACTCGCTGCCCTGTAAATGTTTCTGCGCCCGGCTCTGGAACTGCTCATGTCCCAAATGCTGCGAAGCCTCCTCGACTTCTTTCGGCATAGCCAGAACCAATCCCCAGCCCTGCTCATTTTCTTCCTGCTGCTTTCTGAATGCCTCCGAAACTCCGGCGGCAAATCCATAGCCGTAGCTGTTGCAGAGCCTCTTTACATAGTCGCTGTAATAGCAGGAATTCTCTTTCTTGATGTTCTTAATCTCCGAGAGGGCGCAATCGACGGCGTATTTGAAAACTGCGACGCATATCTCTACGTCGTCCTCAAGGCCGATAAACCCGATACAGTTCGTCTGTTCTCCGTACCTGCGGTGTCTGTACCCTTTGCAGCAATAGTTCTCTCCGATAATCGCCGAGAGGCTTACTATCCACGGGTCTCTCCTCTTGCTGCAGGTGATGTCGGTTCTCACGTCCTTTACCTGCTGTTTCTCAACATCTTTCAGCTCCGCCTCCGTGAGCTTATGCTCCGCCATGAGCTGGCGGGCTTTTAGAAGTGCCGCCCGTGCCTCATGCTCATTCGGGCTTTCTGCCAACGCCAGCAGTTTTCTAATCTTCTCTTTGTAGTCCTTATCCATTTGTCCTTGCCTCCTTAATGCGCCTCTCAAGGCTCGTTTCCACCTCTACCCGGTTAGTTGTCTCCCCGGCGTAACAATACCCGGCAAATCGCCACTGAGAGGACGAGAGACGTACAAACGTCAGATAGGTTGCTCTGTATCTGTTCTTGTCGTCCGGCACATGGTTGTACGCCTCGCCTGCCTGCGCACACGAACTACTCATAGAAACCGGCGGTACGCAGTTCATAAAGTAGTCCACCATTGCCTCGTCCACGGTATCTCCCGGCTTACAGTAGTCCTCGAATGTCGGGAGGCCACTTTCCTGCCAGCCCTCGTAGGTCTTAACAAGGTAGCGGGAGGCGATTGCCTCTCGCTGCTTCTGGATAAACTCAAGCACCTGTACCAGCTCCTCGCCTTTCAGCTCGTAGTCGTCCCCAATCCCGCACGGGAACGCCTTAATACCGCTCGTGAGTGAATATACCCCGATTACGCAGGTGGTGTAATACTGGCCGTGCTTGTGGATTTCTCCCTCTACGGCCTCCTGCATGGCCCGGCTCTCCTTGTAATATTTGAGATTTTGCAGCATACCTTATTCCTCCTCCATTTCCTTTAACTTCTCAATAACTCTGTTGAACGCCCACTTACCGTTTGCGGTAATCTGACGCTGCCATGCTCCCTGCGACGGAGCCCACTTGAACCCGTTGGATTTCAGCAGGGTACGGACATCTGCCTCCGGCTTTCCGTCGAAGATAATCTGGTATCGCATGGCTTCCGTGTTCTCCACCGCCTTAAAGGTCTTGAACTCCTGCTCCGAGGTTCCTCTCTCTTTGGCCGCCTTGAGGCTCTTAATACGCCCCTCGATACGGTGGATATTCGCATTGTTGTTCGTGAGTTCATAGCTCGCATAACCCAATCTGTTGCAGAAATCCGGGGTGCGCAGCTTCTTGATTTCCTCCTCGCTGAAACCAAGCTCTCTCAGTCTGTCGTCGCCCGCCTCTGTATCTTTCAAGCGGATAGCCTTATTCGCCGCTTTCATAAGTTCCTGCAGGTTCTTCAAATCTTCCAGTTTCTCCTCCAGCTTCTCGATTGCCCTCTCGTCGTCGGACTTGATGATTTCCTTGCCGTAGAGAATACCCTCAATCTTTCTGAGAATACTCTGAATGTCATTGTAAAACTGGTGGTTACGCTCCCATGCTGCGACCTGTCTCTCTTTCTTTTTGGTCGGGAAGTTACCGGCTCCGCTGATAAGAACCGACGGACACATCATGCCGATACTGCTGTCCTTGTTGTAATACTCCGCCATTTTCTTTGCGTAGCGTTCCGCCAGTCGGTAGGCTCTCTCTGCCTCTGCCGGTCTTTTCTCTGCAACCTTATCCGCCAGCTCATACGCCTTGTCAACCTCGCTGCGGTATGCGCTTGTGGTGCTGCCCTCGGAATAGTCTCTCATAGACATCATGTTGTGCGCTGTTCTTGCGCTGCTCTCATTGATAGGGAAATATTTTCTTTCACTCATTGTTTCTTGTCCTCCATTTTGAAAATTTGTATCTAAGGGAGTGATTACCAGTCCTCCTCGTCCTCGTAATCTTCCTCCTCATATTCTTCCTCGTCGTCCTCGTAGTCGTCGTCTACGTCCTCTGCCTCGTCCTTATAGTCCCACATATCCTCGCTATTCGGCTGTCCTTTCAGCTCCGGGTGTAAATCAAGGAACGCCAAGACTTCCACATTAAGGGTCTGTAATCGCTTCTCGTAAATGTCATCCGGGAGGAAATCTCCCCACATATCCGATATAGCCCTCTCAACCCTGCTTCCGGCTTTCTCCGCAAGGTATCTCGCTGCCGGGTTGCAGGTCTCTTTCCCATATCCAACGCCGACCATGTCTCCATCATTGAACCAGCGATAGCCAATCCTGCAAACCGCTCTGATAATTTCTCCGGCGACGGTATCTGCTTTCCCGGAGGCCGGTACAAGCTCCTCAAACAGAGCGTCGATTTTATTTGTGATTTCCTCTTTGTTCTCCTTTGCCGGAACCAGCTCATAGTCTGCAGCCTCGCTCTCTGTAAGCTCCTCCGAGTAGTCGATGTAGCCCCATGCCTCCCGGCCAATCTCCTCGCAGAATGTTTTCTCGTCGAAGTTCTCAATCTCCTGTGCTGCTGCCTTTTTCGGGTAGCTGCCCGGCATTACCGGGCGCATAATGCTGTAATATCTCATGTTTTGCCTCCTATTCTCCGATGTAGAACCAATCCTCGTAACCGTCCTCATATACTGTCACGTCGTGATACGGTTCTGTTCGTGTGCCAACAATTTTTCCGTGAAGCTGTTCAAGGCGAGACGGCTTACTTGACGGAATGATTTCCTCGTTGCAAATACCTAAGAAAATATCAATATCATCGGCTCCCTGCGCTCTTGCCTGTTCTTCTGTTATCATTTTGCCTCCTGCCGGGGTATCTGCGCCCCGGCTCGCTTGTTTTGTGACCCATTTCGGGTCATTTAAGAGTAAAATTTAAGCCATAATGTCAAGAACTCTCTGGATAAGTGCTTTGCTATCTTCCATGCGTTTCTTGCTGTTTCGGTTATCCTGCACTGCCTGTCTAAACTCCGGGGTGTCCGGGCTGTCGGCAATCTCTACAATTCTCTGAGCTGATTCGTCAGCCAGTCTTGTGGCCTCTGTCTGGTAATGATAAAGGATTGCCTTGATTGCTCCGCCCTCTGCTGTTGAGAGAACTTTCTGCTCAAGTCCTGCGATAGTTGCCTCTGCTGCCTCGAAATCTGCTGCGGTGTCCTCGTACATTTTCTTGTACTTTCCGGCTTCCATTTCAGCGTGTTCCGCTCTCTGCTTCATGCTGCAAGCAAAGTCATTCTCGATGTTCTCCTCTGCTACCTCGAAACAACCCTCAAAGGCCATTCCGATATAACTATCCTCGCCCAGTTCCTCGACAATTTTCTTAATTCTTGCCAATGCCTTGCGTTCCTGCTCTTTTGTTGCTGCCATATTCCTATACCTCCGTGACCCGTTTTGGGTAATTGTCTTTGTTGTTTCCTTGACTGTGAACTCATTATAGCCCCTATATGGGGCAAAGTCAACCAAATCAGAGAAATAATACCCCAGAATGGGACATTTGTTGACTATGCTGTATTTTAGGTTCCGAAATTGTGGACTTTTAACTGATGTGCTGTAAAAGGACAAAAAAATAAAGCCCCTCCCACAGATTTCTCCATGAGAGGGGCTTTCCCGACGCTTTGGTGGCATATCACGCCGAGGAACATAAATCATAAATTCACAAATTCCCGATATTTACACCGTCACTCTGCTGCCGGTGCTTTTGCTTCTGCGTCAATCTGACTAATGGCCGTCTGAATGACTGAGGCTGCGGTTGCTGCTGCCGTAGAAGCTGATACCGCCGTTGTGTCCGTGGCGCTTTCCATAACCGAAGTGATAGGAATGCCGGTTGAGAGCTTCTGCTTGCGTACCTCCGCCTCAATTTTGTTGGAAAGGTATTCTTTGAGGTCTCCGTATGCACTCTCGATAAACTTTGTGGCCGCCGGTGTGAGGGAGGCGATACAAGCGTTTAGGGCTTTCTTTGCTGCCTCTTTCTGTGCCTCCGCCGTAAACTTCCCGGCCTGCTTCAATGCGTCAACATACGTCTGACTGGTGGCCGATACTGCGTCGGCAACCGCCGTCGTAATCTCATTGGTACAGGTCCTCATAGCTGCAAATTTCATCGTATATATCATCGAGCGTCACCATGCCCGGTATCTTTTCTGGTGAAATCTCCGTTGTCATATTCAACTTTTCTCCATTTCCGCCGTGTGAGACGTTTCCGCCTCGTCCGTAGCTGTTATTCTCGCCTCCTCCTGCGCCATATTCGGGCGTTTTCACGGCAATTTAATCTTTTCCCACGGTCTGTACTGGCCGGGGAGGGAAGCAAACCCCTTTGGCTCTATGCTCCGTGCGCAATCCCGTAAGATTTACGCCCAACCGTCCGGCATAGAGGCAGAGCGGAGCGGAAGCCGATGTTCCAGTTGGAATTGGAGCGAGGGTTGTTCAAGTTCGTGTAGAACAGACCCGCATTCGCACCGTTGTTCCAGTTGCCACCACGAATCGGGAAACGCTATCCGGCTTACTCCCCAAAACTTTTTATTGCTTTGCGTATTTCATATATCCGCCAATGATACGGCCTATCTCGTTGAGAAGCCCGCTCCAAACCTCGTATTTATGGAATGATAACGGCGGTGCCATATTCTGGTCGTAGTACCTGTTAAAATTACTACGTTCATGTTATCCTCCTGTGAAATTTTTCTTTTATCGCCTCGTCAAATTTTCTATACATTTTCTCAACTTCTTTTTCGAGGCGTCTTTTTTCTCTCTTTGGCAAACTATCAAAAAAGCGTTTGCCGTAGATTTTCCTTGCGTCAAACCGGGCGTAGTAAGGCTTGTCGGCTCCAGTGTTCTTCATCAATCGCCCCGTCTCCTTTCCCGTGCTGCCGAGCGGAACATCATTAAAAGCATTTCCGAAACAGGCCGTTCCCGGTCTTTCCTTTTGGCTTTCTTGACCGAGCGCAGTTCTGCCCCGTCCGGGCAATATACTCCAACCGCATAAGGGATTTCCAAACTCACTGCCGCATAAACTTCCTCCGGCATGATATAGTAGTTGAAATCGCCTATAAAGTTATGGCCGTTCTTGGAGTGGAAATCCTCTACTGAGGACTTTACCTCGTAACAGTAAAAGTCGCCCTTTTCAATGCCCGATACTGTGTTGTTGACGGGCTTGAATTTCATGTAGTCCACCCTTACGGCGTGGGCGGTGGAATAATCGAACGTGACTTCTTTCGCCCAATATATCCGTGGGTCGTTGTATGGGTTTATGAGCCTTTCCACAAGCTTGGAAAGAGATTTTGTTATTTCTCCTCTCGTCAAGTCGTCACCTCCTATCTGTACTCTTTCCCTGTCGCTTTGTCTTTGAGGGGTACCCTGCCTATAATCTCGAATCCTGCTAATTCCGCCGTCTGTTTCAAAATTGGAATGAGATTGCTTATGACTGCCATTCGCGCTGCTTCTTTCCGGCGTTCCTTTTCTCTTATGCTGTTCCACGCTCCTCCGGCGGTCGGGTCGGCGTAACCCTCTCCGTTTTTATCCATTCTATCGGTTGCCAATCTTCTCCGCCTCCTCTAAAATCGGGCACCCGTTGCAAGTGCCTCTTTCTACCGTGAAAATGCAATGCTCATTCGTCAAGGCGCATATCCACTGTTTCTCGTGCGTTTCTTTTTCATCCGGGTCGTCCATTGAACAAATCGTAAGCAAGAAAACCATTGCTACAACCCCAAGAAGTGAAATTGCTCCTATGACAGCAAGAATATAAATTATTATCATGTCGCACCTCCCTTATGTCGCTGGCTGCAATACCTCCTGCGCTACTTCCGAGCCGGTTTCTCCCTCGGTATTCGCAAGTCTCTTTATCTGTCGGTCTACTTTGTTTTCTATGGTCTCCTGCACAAGGTCTCTGCCTCCGTAAATCATAATAAGCTGGGTAAGCATGATGATAACGTCCGCTACCTCCTCAAGAATGTTCTCTCTTGCTGCTTCGAGGTCTTTGCTGCCCTGTGCTGCTTTGCGGCGGTATTTGAGCAACGCCTTTGTCAGCTCGCTCATTTCCTCTACCGCCATATCCACTTGCGCCTCTGCTCCATAGGTGCCTACGCACTCCTGCAATACCTCCGGGCGGTTCGTGGTCGGCAGGCCCGTGGTCTCATATCTTTCCAGCCACGCTCTCACATCTGTCATTCCGTAAAGAGCCATATACAGTAATGCAAATACGCCCTCAAGGTCGTCTGTGCCAAACTGCAGGTTATCGTAAAGAATTTCGTCCAGCTCCTCGTCCGTGAGTTCGTCTGCGTCCGCCGGTGCTGCGTGTTTCGCACAAATCTCTCTCATAAGGTCTCTTACAGGGATTTCACGGTCAAAATCCCTGTACCACGCTTCCCTGTTCTTCACGAAAACAAAATTATGGGCCAGCTCGGTTGCGCTCATAGTGCTGGTGTCATTGCAAATTTTTCTGAATACCATTCCGCTACCCTCCTTACTCGATTGTGACGTATGTGTTTCTGCGGTTGTTCAACTGCATACTTACCGGGTTTCCACAGTTCAAGCAGTTGTAATCAAATGTTTCGTCGGTGATGTTGGTCTTGTACTTCCAGTAACTCCCGCATTTGCAATGTAAATGGGCCATTTTAAGGCCATGCAGCGGCGTAACCTTTCCACAGCCCTCACAGGTGTACTTTGACATCGGGGTTTTGCTGCAAAATCCTTTGACCTTTCCACAATGCTGGCACTTAATAAGCAAAAACCCTCTGTACTCCTCCGGCTCCGCCGGTTCTTCCTTTTCTTCCTGTGCTACGCCTGCGCCTCTGAAATCCCCGAAAAGGCTCTCAACTCTGCTGCGTGGCTTATCCTTTGGCTTGATAGTTTTCGGCGGCTCCTGCGGTACGCTGGCAGGTCTGGCGGGTGTTTCCTCTTTCTCCTCCTGCCCGGTTGCGTAGTCCAGTGCTTTCTTCATAAGGTCATTGGCCTTGTCCTGCGTCATATTAAAGCTCATTTCCCCGAATGGGGTTTTGATTGTTACCTGCATATTCTCTCCTCCTGTTTTCTGTATTCCGAGACTTGTCTGCAAAGCCCGGTCAATTTTTCTCATTTCCGCCACGCTTACGCTCCCGATATATTCCTTGAGCCTGCTTTTGCATACCGTTACAATCTGCTCGCAGAGGGCTATTGACGGCCTCCGGGCTGAATTTATATAAACATGCGTCGGAATGGCGGTCTTTCTCTTTGTTGTAAGGTAAACGACTTCTACTACCGGCGCATGGTGGTTCCCGGTGTTGTTGCTCACGATTACTGCCGGTCTGTTTCCGCCCTGCTCGCTGCCTGTCGTCTCTGTCCCTCTGATGTAGTAAATATCTCCTCGCTTGGCCGTTTCCTCCGCCTCCTTTCTGTATGGGGCGACTATCGCCGCCCCTGTCAGTTGCTCAGTAAGCAGTTATCAGTGTTTCTTGAAATAAGCGGAGCGGAAGCCGAAGTTCCAGTAGGAATTGGAGCGAGGGTAGTACAAGTTCGTGCAGAACAGACCCGCAAGCGCACCGTAGTTCCAGTAGCCACCACGAATCGGGAAGTATTCTCCGCTGGTGCTGTCGATATAGAGGTATGCTTTTGGCTCCCCTGCGAACAATGCAAGTTCTTTGAGCTGTTCGCTCTCGCATTCAACCTCTACATCTTCCCAACAATCCCCGGTATAATCCTGTTCAATGTCCGGGTATGTGGTGATCTTGATACTGCCGTCTACCGACGCCTTTACGACATTGCCGGAATTATCCTTAATTCTGTGCCAGTCGTCTCCCTCCTGCGTGAGGTCGATGTTGAGTGCTGCGTCGTTGTCCTTTGCTGCATACAGTACGCCGTCTTTGATGCGAAGTCCTCTAAGCATTTCCCATACGTTTCCGCATAAATCGTGTACGCCCTCCGGGGTGTGATTGTGTGTCCATGTGGCCGGGCCGCTGCCGGTAAGGGTTCTGCCGTCGCCTCCGTCGTACTTCACGCCCTTTTCGCTTGCGTCTACGTGATACTGGCCGTTGCTGGTGTTTCCGTGAGGGAGGGTTCCGTTCTTGAGGCTGATATTTGCAATCAGTCCCCACTCTGCTGCGGTCATAAGGTGCCAGCCCTCGCCCTTGTTGAAGCAAGCCTCTGACGCTTCATCGTTGGTAAGGTTCGTCCACGGCTTCTGATATGGCAGGCTGTAAGGCTTCCCGTTAATTTCGCAGTTCGGGTAGACCGAAATATAAATCTCGTCGTAAATCTCTCCGCCGATAACAAATGCCGGGTGAGGCTTATCGCTGCCGCCGAACAGCTCCTTATTGCTTACACGGGTAAATTTATACATGAATGAGGGAATACCGGCGTTGTCGTAAATTGCTACGACATTCCCCTCCACTCCCGGCTGCTTGGTCTCTACCGCTGCGAGCTTGACCTCTTTCTTTCCCTCCGGGGCCAGTGCTACATTCTTTGCCCCGAACAAAGTCTTGAGTAAATCCTCGTGGATAAATTCAAGGTCTTTTCCCTCGAATACTGTCTCGGAGCTGTAATCTCCTGCGGTTTCCGTGTGTCTGATTTTCATTTCTGCCATTGTGTTTTCCTCCTTATTTTTCCTTAACCCACCTTGTTTTCATTTCATGTGGGTATTGTTCTTCGTTCTTCGGTTTGCTTCTCCCGTTCCACTCAAGCCCACCAGCTCGGCCCTCGCACTTATATCCAGCGGCTTTCAAACTGGTTCCCGGTTCGCTTTCAAGAATGTATGTAATCACTCTTTTGTAGCCCATTGCTATTGCCGCCCTGTAAGCTGCTGCATACAAAATACTGCAAGCATTGTACGTTCCATCTGTGCAAAGGCGGTTGACCTCAAGCGTTTTGTTATCGTCAAGGTATCTACTGACAGGGCGGCCACAAATGCAAACTCCTACAAGTTTCTCGCCGTCACAAACTCCGATTGAAAATTTATGTCCCCGGCTCGCCTTGTGGTGTCTGTGGTACTTTGTTACAAACTCATTTGCCTGCCGGAGTGTTACCGGGACTATCTCAAGCATTGCCCTCGTCCTCCTCGCAAGGCAAATCAACATTTACGACGATTGCCTTTATCCACGGGAGTTTTCTGTACGCCTCAAGTTCCTGCTTTTCTGTTTTTATATCCTCTCTCGAATGGCAGTCGAGAACGTCTCTCACTGCGTACTCTACTGCGGAGGGGTCGTCCTCCTCTCGAAAATGGATACAGGTTAAGCCTATAACATACTCTGCGATATACACATATCCAAAAACTCCCGTCCAGCGGCCATATCCCGTGTCGGCAACAACCTCGCTGTCAACCATAGCCACAACAGGAAGCTCCGGGTTTTCCCGCATGAGTCGGAACAACTTCTCCCGGTTTTCCCTTTCCTTTTCGCTTACCATGCCTATTCCTCCTCGTCCTGCAAATAATCGAATATGTTCCGCTGCCCCGGTATTGGCTTCTGTGCTTCCTCCTCTTTCCGGGCGTTCTTTGCGCACTGGCAGCCATATCCACGCTCAACGGCTTCTTTACTTGTAAGCAGCCGTCCACACCTCTTGCATTTGCGAACCTGTATCGTAAATATGCCGTCGTCCATGTGTCCTCCTTACTTGCCCCTGCAATCTTCCCAAGCCATAGTCATTACGGTGCTGGTTTCTCGCAAGCGGCTGATAATTGCCACGATTTTTGTGTTGTCAAATCCCTTTGGGGTAAGGGCATTTATAAGACCGTCGGTGTTGTAATTGGTCGTTACAATGGTCGGCTTCATGTCCTCGTAGCGGTCATTCAGAATGGAGTAGAGGGTACTCATGCTCCAATCGCTGCACTGCTCTTTTCCGAGGTCGTCAATGATAAGCAAGTCCACCTTTTTGTATGCGTCCAACACCTGCGCCTCCGTCACTCCCTCGTTGTCAAATGCCTTTTTCACGTCCAGAAGCAAGTCGCTCGATGTCTTGCATATTACAGGTATTCCCTCGCCGATAAGCTGTAAGGCAATCGCCGCCGCAAGATGTGTCTTGCCGGTTCCGTTGGTTCCCTCTATGTAGAGGCCGTCGCCCTTTGCCTTGTGGTATGCAAAATTGTCCGCATACTCTTTGGCAACTCTGTAATTTTTCTGACGGCCCGGCGTGTCTGTTCGGAAGTTCGGGAATGTCCTCTGCTGGAAACGCTTCTTAATGCCGCTGTTTCCGAGTAGACGGTCAATCCTGCTCTGCATGGCCCTCCTGCGTTCCTCGTCCTCTTTTCGGGCCTTTTCCTCCGCCTGCTTGCGGTCGTATTCCTGCCAGTAGGCAACTGCCTTTTCGCAGGCACAGCGCACGTTTGGTCTCCAAAGGAAAACCATGTTTTGTAACACAATGCCCTGCGGCTGTATTGGCTGGCCGCAAAACTGGCATACCTGCGGCTCCGGCGGTGCTACACGCCACGGAATACCTCTCTCTTTTGCTTCCTGCGGCGTAACCATGTTATTCGCTGCCTTTGAATCCTCCCGACGGTGTAAATCCTCCGGGGTCTGTCGCTGGCCCGCTGCTTCTCCTATTCTGGTAAGCTCCATAGCCGTTTCCTCCCTCCTGTGCAAATTCGTTCAAATAGCCTTTGGCGTTCAGCCATGAGGCCGGTAACGGCGTGTACTGTCTCTCTCTGAAACGGTTATCAAATTTCTTTGACAGTTCAACCGCCTGTATAATCTTCTCCGTCATTGCCTCGTCCGGCTCCGGCTCAATCTTCGCCCACGCTTTTTCTGCTGATGCTCTGTCCTGTTTTTTCGGGTATGCCGCATAGAATTTCTCAAACAATTCCTGCTGCTTTACCTTGAGGACGGACTTTCTTTTTGTAGGTCTACCTCTCTTTTTCGGCTTCTCCTCCGCCTCCGGCTCTGCCTCCTCTTTCTTCTGAGGCGGCTCTGCCGGTGCAGGTGTAGGGGCTGCCGGTTCCGTGAACGGTTTGCACGGTATCTGTACTGTTCTCTTTGCGTAAACCTGCTGCAGGTTGTCAACGAGCCTCTGGCACCAAATGAGCTTGTGTGTGTCCCACAATTCCTTGTCAATCTTCCCAAGCTCCGCCAGCGTCTCTAAGATGTCGTCCGCCGTCTCCTCACTTACCCTTGCCAGCGAGACGAGGTACATCTTGTTTGCGCTTACTGAACAGTCGTAACAATGGCCGTCGCTGCGGCCAAGAAGCTCCAATAACTTGAACCAAAAAGCATAGCCGTCGTTCCCCCACTTATTTTCCAGTATGAATTTTGTCTTGCTGTCGGCTCCTACAAAATGCGGGAAGTAGTCTACCGTTTGTTTTCGTGGTCGTCCCAACGATTACACCTCCTTTTCGGGTTTTTCCGGGGAGAAAACTCCCCGAAAGTGATGTTTTCTATTCATAAATTACCTTGCTGCCCTCTGCCGTCTTTACCACATCGACACTCTGCGGAAATCTCGACTTCATGGCCGGGTCGTGGGTGATTGCCATAACCTTGAGGTTGCTATATCTGTTCTGAATTGCTTCCAGTGCGTCGCAATATGCCTGTACGCCCGGAGCGTCGAGGAATGGTGGCTCGTCGATGAACAGGAACCCAAGCTGTACGCCTGCCTTGCTGCTCTTAATCTCCGAAAGGGCAAGGATAACGGACAGTGCTGCTTTTACCCTCTCGCCTCCGCTCCTGCTCATGTAAGGAAGTCGCCCGGTGTCTACGTCGTTGATGATGATGTCGAGGGTCGTTACCTCTTTCTTGCTGTTGGATTTCAGAACCTTTTCGGTCACGAACTCAACGCTCATGCGGCCCTGTGACATCTGGCCGAGGATATTCGTTGCCGTGGCCTCAAATACCGGGATAATGCTGCGGATAATATTGTGCGGAATGCCGTCCTGCGAAAATGCCTTTTTCAGTTCCTCATATCCGGCTGCCTTGCCTCCGAGTACGTTTACACGGTTCTGCAGCTCTGCCGCCTGCTGTAACTTCTCTGTCAGTTCCTCCGCCTGTTTCTTCAAGCCTCCGAGTTTCAGAGCGGCCGCCTGTGCTGCGTCCTGCATGGCCTTGATTTCCGCCTCTGCTGCCGCTACCTGTGCCTGCAGCTCTGCCGTTCCTACGGTCTTGCTCTGCTCCTCCTCAAGCTCTGTGCGGGTTTCTTCGAGTTCCTTTTCGAGTTCTTCAATCTCTCCAATCAATTCCAGAACACGCAGGCTTGCCGCCTCTTTCTGCTGTCTCGCTACTGGGAGCTGTTTCTCCTTATCCAGCCATGTTCTGGCTGTCAAAATGTCCTGCTGTAACTTCTCATACTCTCTGTTGGCTGCCTCTACCGCCTCAAGCTCCGCTGTCACCTTTTCCAGTTCGGCTTTTCCTTTTGTGACCGTCTCCTCTGCGCTTGCCTGCGCCTTTGCCAGCTCCTCCGAGCGTTCCTGCATGAGTTTCAGCTCGTTTCTCTGTGTCTCAAGGCTGCTGTACTCTTTCTCCGCTGCCTCAAGCACTCTCAAATCGCCTCTAAGAGCCTCGATTTCCTCCGGGAGGTGCATTTTATCGCTGAACACGGTTTCAGCCTGTCTGAGCGTATCTGAAAGGCTCTGACGGTTTGCTGCGTACTCCGTCTCAAGTGAAGCGAGCGCCGCCTCTGCCTCCGGCAATGCTTTCTTGGCTTCCAGTGCGTCCGTAAGGAACTTACAACTTGCCTTTTCTACGTCCGGGCAACCGCTGTTGTCCAGGAGCTCAACTTTGCCTTTGAGGGTCGTAATGCGGTATGACAGCTTCTCTTTCGCTTTCTCATAGTCCGCTTCCAGTCGTTCCAGCTCCGCCTCTGCGTCGAGTACCGCCTGTCTCTGCTCCGTGTACTCCGGCAATCCCTTTTCCAGTTCCGCAATCTTTCCGGCAGTGCTTTCGTGCTGCTGGTGCTTTTCTTCCAGCTCCGCAGCACGGGAAATGGCTGCCTCAAGTGGCCCAATCTTCACGAGCGTAATCGCTGCTTTTTTCTGCGCCAGTTCCTTTGCGGATTTCTCCGCAAGGTCAATGGCAGATTCGAGCTGCTTCTTTCTCTGCTCAAGGTTGTCGTATGTAGCCTTGCCCTTAATCAGCTCTTTTTCCTTTTCCAGCAATCCGTTGTAGGCTGCCACGCCCGCCGTGATTTCCTCCTCTTTGGCAAGAATAGTGTTTGCCGATGTCACAATGCCTACCTGTGAGGTCTTTGCTGCCTCTTTGGTGGCTTTCTGCGTTCCGAGTGTGGCAATCTTACCGTTGAGCTTGATAACACGGCTCGCTGCCTCCAACTGCGTGTTGAGCTTCACCTTGAGACCGTCAATCTCCGTTGCCTTTACCGCTGCCGCCTGCTCGTAGGTCGCTTTGGTTTCCTCCTCCGCTGCAATCTGCGCCTCAAGCTCCGCTCTGTCCGGCAGGCCCGACAAGATAACGTCCGTCTTATCCTGCAACTGTCTTATCTGTCTGTTGGTCTCTGTCGCCTTGTCCGCTGCCAGTTCCTCCATTCCGGCGTAAATGCCGAGGCCGAGGATATTTCCGAGGATATTCATGCGGGCTTCCTTGTCCGCCTGTAAAAAGAGGCCGTACTGGTCTTGCATGATAAGGGCGCAGGCTTTTAGCGTGAGGCTATCCATGCCAATGATGTTGATGATTTCCTGCTGGGTGTCCTTAAACTTCTCTTTGGAGCGATCTACCCATTCTCCCTCAACAAATTCTGAAATATTCAGTGTCGCCTTGCCGGACTTCTGGCGGGTTCTGGTTACTCTGTAAAGGCTCTCGCCCAGCTTAAATGTGAATTTGATTGCGCCGCTTCGAGCGTCCGGGTCGTTGCAAATCCAGCCGGTGAGTTCGCCCTCTCTGGTCTCCTCAAAAAGAGCGTCCGCCATTGCGTCCATGAACAAACTGCTCTTTCCTACGCCGTTGCTGCCGTTAATGGTGCAAAAGCGAATATCCTCGAATGAGAATGTCTCCTCACGGTAGTTGCGGTAGTTCTTGACCTCAATCTCAACCGGGACGAACAGCCCTGTATGTCTCTCTGTCGTGGCTTTCTCCGTTGCCTCTGCGATAATCGGTCTTGCCAGCTCGATAATCTCTCCGAGGCGTTCCGGCGTAAACTCTTTCTCTGTAAGGTATTCCGCAAGGTTGCTTTCCGGGGTTCCGTCTGCGTCCATGTTCTTCTTATCCACCGTGATACTGATTTTCTGTGGTGTAATCTCCTGTACCCAAAAGGCTCCGCCCACGTTGTAGAGTGCTGCCTCATACACCGTATGGTTAAATGCCTTGTTATGCTCGTCCGTGCAGTCGTAAAGCACTCTCACGATGTCTCCCTTTACGTCCGGCACCGGGAACGGGAACTTATCCTTCGCCCTGTCTGCATTGATAATCTCCGCTACGTTCTCGTCCTTGAGGCGGATTGTTCTATACTGCCTTGTCGGAAGCTGCTGGAATGTGGAGTGTACCGTTCCGTCATCCTCTACATCATGCAGCCAGTAGCCTCTCTCCTGTCCCTCGTCGTTGAAGTTGAGGGCTGAAATCGCTCCGCAGTAGAATGTGTTCTTGCAGCCGTCGAGCTGCTGCGGTCTGTGAATGTGTCCGAAGCAAACGAGGTCAAAATCCGCCGCCTGCAGCGTGTCCGGGTAAACCACCGGCTCAAACTGGCTAAAGAATGCCGTCTGCCCGCTCTCCATATTGCACCCGGTAATGGTGTAGTGTGATACCAGTACCGTCGGGCTACCTGCGTCGCACTGTGCCTTGAGGCCCACAATCAAATCTGCGATTGACTGTGTGAATACCTCGTTTTCCTCCTCTTTGGAGAGGCCGGGGTGCTTTGCTCTGTAAAAGCCTCTGTCAAATCCCGGCAGGCACGCAATCTGTACCGCCTTGCCGTCGTAGCTGTGGTATGTGCCTGCGTCTGGCTCCGTTATGATGTGTACGCTGTCGTCGCCGTAAAAGGTGCTGTCAAGCGTCTTGAACTGCTCCTCGCTATCGTGGTTCGGGGTTCCTCTCATAACCACTACCGGGCAAATTTTTTCCAGCTCACGCAGGAAGCGTACCGCCGTCTGCTGCTCTTTCAATCCTCTGTCGCTCCAAACTCTGGCCTGATGAAAGATGTCGCCTGCGATTACCGCAATGTCCGGCTTCTGTTCCTTTGCGCCTGCCACCAGTGCGTCAAGGCACTTGCAGATGTCCTTAAATCTCACGTTCTCCCCGTTTTCCTCCGGGCCGGGGAAATTCCCGATATGTAAATCGCCTGTATGTAAAATTCTGATTGCCATTACTGATTACCTCCCTGTTTTCTCTGACAAGCCATGCAGAGGGTTCTTCCGTACTGCTGCTGGCTGTATCTCACAACGCCGTTGCTGACCTTTACTCCACACTCTACGCACAAATTCGGGTCAAAGTCCGGGGCCGCCTCTGCTGCCGCCTGCTGGCGTTCCTGTGTGGCTCTTGGTGGCTCTGCCGGGGCTTCCTTGTAAGCTGCGCTCTCCGGCTGCTCAATCGGCTTTCCCGGTGTCTCGTACTCCATTCCCTCCTCTACGTCGTCCTCAACGAAGATTGCACGTCTGGCCTCTGTATTGTGTCCGCCGTAAAGCTCCTGCGCCGATGTGAAGAAGTGTCTTACTGCCTCCGCTTTGACTGCCTCGTTATCAAGGTTCGGTACGAGGTACGCCACAACAAACGGTTTCGACAGCTCTGCAAGGCTGTAAGTGCCTTTGATGTGCATAGCCGCTCTCAAGGCTCTGTTGATTGCTTTGGTCTCGCACATTTCCGAGCGGAACTTCAAAAATTCCTTTTTCTGAAATTCCGTCATGCCTACCGAAACATCGTCAACGATGATTTCCTTGTGGGCCACAATCTCGATGTTTTCCCCGGTAAGCTGCGGTACGGAAATCCTTGCCTCAAACTTCACATCTTTGTTACCGCAGGTTCCGCAGTTGACTGGCCTGCCAATGCTCTTGTTGACCTCTGCACACTTCTGACAGGTGGACGGGATAATCGGGCGTGTTCCCAAAATCTTAATGCCTGCGGCTCGCATGAGCTTGTTGAGGCCCTTTTTGGTTAAAGCCCAGCCGTCGGCTTTCGCCTTGCTTCTGTCCTGTAAGTAAATTTCCTTGTCGGCCTCATTCGTGGAAATCTGTACGGCGTTCATTACCGGCTTGTGGATTTCCGCAATCTCCGCTACGGTCTGCATAGGCACCAGCAGGTTGTATCTCTCTGCCGGGTACTGGGCCGTAATCTGTAATGTGTTTTTGTTGTCCATAATATTCCTCCTTGTAATCCGAAAAATTCCGTGATACAATGGAGATATAGCGTAGTGGACGGTTCGTGTTTATGACACGGGCTGTCCTTTTTTTATCTCCATGTCTGCGTATCGGTTAAGCTCCATGAGTTCAATCGTGAACCGAGAGAATCTATTCTGCTGAACCGTTTCAGCTATGAGCTGGGCTAAATACCAAGGCTCCCGTCTTATTCCTCCCTCGTCTCCAAATCTCTCGATAATGCCTTTGAGCTTGCGTTCTGCGTAGCTCTTTGTCTTATCCCACTCTGAGCTCTCTATCTCTGTTCCGAGCCTCTGCTCTGCTTCCTGTTTCAAATCTGCCTCTGACATCTTCTGTCCCTCCTGTCTGGAACTGCTGTCGTGTCCTGCACTCGCAGGTCTCTCCGGGGTCAAGATTGCTTCCGCAATCCGGGCAAGTGTTGTAATATGCCATTCCTGTTTATTCCTCCCCGAAAATCCAGTCACAAATGCGCTCATGCACTGCCTTGAATACCAAGCAGAATACAAGCATAATCGCAATCCACTCTCCCCCAATTCCGGGATAATGTCTGCTGGCATTTGCCATTGGAATTAAAAATGCTGCTGTAATCGCTGCCGGTGCTGCCGACACGATAAATTCAAATGCAAATATCAGCGTCCAGCCTAATGCTCTCTGCATTTTCGCCTTACGTCTTTTCTTGCGTCTCGCCTGCGCTCTTGTCATTGTCCTGTGCCTCCTACCTGTAAAATCTGTGTCCGCCGTGCTGGAATAGCAGCTCAAGGTTCTGACTGTGCCAACTGCTGTTTTCGCAGCTCTCAAAGTACAGCGCACCCTCGCTTTCGTCCCAGCCGTTCACAACCATTTCCAACGCCGCTCTGCAATCTGCGTCCGCCTCTGTCGTGTAATATCTGCCGCCCTCGCATACCGGGCTAAACTGTTTCGGTTGGAAGATTACCTCCTCGATACTGTCCGGGAAGCCCTCACTCCATACACGGTTAAGCACTACGCACATTACCAGTGCTTTTCCCTCCGTGTCCTCTCCCTCTGCCTCCGCCATTGCAATTTGCATTAACATCTGGCTTTCGTCTGCGTCCCAATCCCGGCTCTTGACTAAGCTCTGGTATGTAGGGGCCGGTGACTGCGTGTAGGCGAGTTCGCTCGAACTGATTTCCACCGTCGGGCTTTCTTCCTGCGTCGATACGATTGTCCGATGTTCCGTGTTCTGCAACTGCATTGTGGCACTGCCTTTGATTGCGTACACTCCGGCGGTGAAGAACACCACACCAGCCGCTATGCTAACCACCATTGGCGGCACTGTTCGCATTTTCCTCTTGTCCATAACGCTTGATTGAAGCTGCTGCTATCAACTGCCGTTGAGCCTGTACCGCTATGTCTCTCAATATCTGCTCGGCTTCCCCGGCTGTTCTGCAATAATCGTCAGCAATCTTTATCCGGGTGTTGCCTATGGTAAAATCTCTGACGATATTTGCCTCAACCATTCCGCACCTCCTTTCGGCTATGTAAATATTCCCTGTTTCACGGCTTTTTCGAGAACCGCAAGGGTTTCATCGGCTCTGCGCCGGAACTCTAACAACTGCTCTCTAATGCCCGGAACTGCCAGTTTTTCTCCCTCCGAGAGTTTCCCGTCCTCCATGAGCTTTCCAATCTGCCGTGTAACCTCCTGCATTTCGTAAACTGAGTTCTGCAGCCTTATCAATGCCCTTTCTGCTGGCATTTCGGGTATCTCTCTGCAATCCCTACCGAGTGGACACTCGTTGGCGCAATACCAACTCCGCAACTCCGGCTCGTTATAGGCATCTGCCATGAGAGCTACAACGATGTTCGGCGGCCGGTTAATATCCAGCTCGTATTTCTTGAGGCTGTCCTCTGTCACTCCCGGTAGGCTTTCTACTGCCCCAGCTCGTGTCAAGAACTTCTCGTTGTACATTGCTGCTCTCATTCGTGCCTCGTAGTACCTGTTGCCACAGGCTTTTGTTGCCTGCCTCGCCATTTATTTTCGCCTCCTCCCGGTGTAAAATTTTCATAGATTGAAACAAGGGGTTCGACGCTTGCAGCGTCATATATTTGCTCTTTCTATGTCTTAAATGTCCCATTTTGGGTCATTCGTTGGTAAAAAAATTTATCGCTTTCTTACTGGCGGCATTGTGTTATCGAAAATGTCGTCACCGTAGTAGTTCAAAGCTCGCTTAATGCGGAGTGCCAGTTTCAGCGACGGTTGTTTGTCTCCGCTCTCTACCTGTGAATAGTGGCTACGGCTCATTCCGATAGCGTCACTTAATGTCTGTTGGGTGTAGCCGTTGGCTTCCCGCAACGCTTTCAGCTTTGCTCTCATTTCTTGCTCCTTTCTCAATCGTTTTGCCCCCGTTTGGGTTGCTGTGATTATAGTATAGTTCCTGTTTGGGGCAAAGTCAACCATTTTCCCAGAAATATTCGGTTGTTTTTTATATTTTGCCGATTTTCGGGGCAATCGCTACACAAAACGGGGCAAACCCGATATAATCAAACTTTGGAGGTGCATTACTATGTCAAAATTCGCAAACCGCCTCATATCCCTGCGTAAAGAGCGTAATCTCACGCAAGAGGATATAGCAAAAATTATTTACAAAAAGCGTTCCACCGTCTCTGGCTACGAGACCGAGGGTAAACAACCAGACCTCGATACCGTCTGCCTGCTGGCGAAGTATTTCGGTGTTTCTACCGACTACCTGCTTGGATATACAGACCGTCCAAATCATAGTGAGGACGTGTTTTACAACGATACCGTAAACTTCCAGAAGCATTTTAACAGTCTGCCTGCCGAACTGCGTCCGGCTGTCTCAAAATGCTTTGACGATTTCTACCGGCTCCTCAACCGGGATATGAAATGCGCTCGCCCGGAGCGTATCGCTCTCTACGAGGAACTGCTGCGTACCTTGCAGTCGCTCCGCTCTGAAATCCAAAAGAAGATTGAAGCTACTGGCGGTGCGGTTACAGACCCCGTTGTGCTGTCTGACCTCATGGCCTTGCAGTCCCAGCTCAAAAACGAGATTGCCTCTCTGCTTGACCGGCTCATGCAAGCCGATATGGAAATTGCTTTTAACGTCAAGAACGGCGTAACAGGCGAGTTCTCCGGCAAGACAGCAATGTAATCGTTGTTGATTTCCGCCCCTCTGTATGAGGGGCTTTTTTACTGAGGAGGTGTTTATTTTGGCTTACTGCCTTTACTTGCGTAAATCTCGTGCCGACATCGAGGCGGAGGCTCACGGCGAGGGTGAAACTCTGGCCCGTCACGAAAAACTCCTGCTCGAAGTTGCAAAACGAGGGCATTATAATATCACGCAAATCTACCGTGAAATCGTCTCTGGCGAAACAATAGCCGCCCGCCCCGTCGTCCAAAAGCTCCTGCAAGAGGTCGAGGACGGAAAGTGGGAGGGTGTTCTCGTCGTTGAGGTCGAGCGTCTTGCCCGTGGTGACACAATCGACCAAGGTGTTATGGCGCAGGCTTTCAAATACTCCGGTACTAAAATCATTACGCCGTTGAAAGTGTACGACCCAGCGAACGAATTTGACGAAGAATATTTCGAGTTCGGCCTGTTCATGTCCCGCCGAGAATATAAAACAATAAAACGCCGCTTAGTCCGTGGTCGGAACGCCTCTGCAAAAGAGGGCAAATGGGTGTCCGGGCTTGCACCTTACGGGTATGAGCGTGTCCGCATTAAGGGCGATAAGGGCTGGACACTCCGCCCTGTTGAAGAACAGGCTGATATCGTCCGCTTTATTTTCAAACTCTATACCTCTGGCGAGGAGGGCGATAACGGCGAAGTCCGGCGGCTTGGAACATACACTATCTCGAAGCGGCTCGACAGTTTGGGTGTAGCTCCGCCCTCCTCTGCTCAATATTGGAATGACAGGACTGTGCAGTGCATTTTACAAAATCCTGCATACATTGGCAAAGTCCGCTGGGGTGTGAACAAATCCAAGAAAAGGATTGTCAACAACTCCATTGAGGTTGAGCGGTACAAGGCTCCTGCCGACGAGGTAATCTACGTTGATGGTCTGCACTCTGCGATAGTTGATGAAGCCATTTTCCAGAAAGCTCAAGACCTGCTCAAACGCTCCGGCCCGCCGCCGGTTCCGAAGCGAAATTCCGTGGTAAATCCTCTGGCTGGTATTCTGGTCTGCGGGAAATGTGGCCGCAGTATCGTCCTGCGGAGAGGCCGGATTGATATTCTCATCTGTCACAACCGTATCTGCGACAATGTAGGCTCAAAGTATGAATACGTCGAAGAACGGTTACTGCAGGCTCTCTCCTCATGGCTGGACGGTTATCGCCTCGAATGGTCTGATAAACTCCCAGCGGACGAGCAAGCCATCCTCGACCTCAAACAAAAAGCTCTGCGCAAAACTGTGGCCGAACTCGAAACGCTGCACAAGCAACTCGACCGTACCCACGACCTTTTGGAACAGGGTGTTTACGATACAGACACTTTCCTTGTGCGCTCCCGCTCTCTTACCGAGCGTATTGCTGCTGCCGAGGAAGATATTTCTACCCTTACCGCCGAAGTGCAGGCGGATAAGGAACGTGCAGCAAGTCGCCTTAACGTAATACCAAAGGTCGAAAAGCTCCTCGAAGTGTACCCCGTTCTCCCCTCTGCTCAAGCAAAAAACGAAATGCTCAAAGAGGTTCTTGAAAAGGTCGAGTACACAAAGAATGAACGTTCCGGGCGAAATGGCCCATTTGATAATTTCGAGCTGGTGCTTTATCCGAAGTTGCCGCCCAAAATCGAGTAA